AAGGGCTTTAACTAATTATCAGCACTGCTGGTGTTTGTAAAAGATAACTACCCAACTCTCACCAAATAAAACAAGAGAATGAAGATGAATGATGAACTAAAGGCATATGTAAATGCTTATATGGATGGACTAGAGGTTGAGTATCGTTTTAATACGCATTGGTATAGCGTTGAGTCTTTTTCAGACTTTGATGATACTAATGCTGATTACCGTATCAAACCTAAAGCAGAAGACAAATGGCAACGAGCTATTGATGAACAACCTTGGAAGCAATTAATAAAACACGTAGAACGCTTAGATGACACAGTTACTAGGTTGACATTAGAGGTAGCTAAGTTAAAAGAAGAACCTCCTCTAAATTTCTGGCAGAAGAAAGGCAGGATTGAAGCACTATTGGAAAAGATGCGACTGCACGACAAGGTGTGTTCAAGTTTTAACCAGATTAATAAGGAGAAATAAGATGAGACAACATAAACATGCAGAACTAATACACAAATGGGCAGAGGGTTATCCAATACAGAAACTAGTAGTCCTATGTTGCGACACAAGTGTTAGACATTGGGAAGATATAGTACCCCCTACAGCACCCGGTTGGTTTGAAGACCAAGAGTACCGTGTTAAACCAGAGAAACCTAGCAATGGGTAACCTAAACGAAGACAGAATGAACATGACCGAGCACACTACGGCCTAAAAGAATATTAGGAGACTAAATGAGAATATGTACATTAGACCTAGAGACGTTTTGGGACGTAGGTCATTCCCTAACCAAGATGTCACCTATTGCGTATTGTATGCACCCCGACACAGAGATAATCAGTTGTGCGTTTAAGTTCGACGACGGGGATACTGAAGTTGTATTCGGTGAACAGAATGTTAAGGACTACTGCAATAAAGTAGATTGGTCTGACTGTTGGGTAGTAGGGCATAACCTATCCGGGTTCGACTCTATGATTTTAGCGTGGAGGCTGAACATCAAACCAAAACTATGGGGTTGTACGCTAGCAATGGCACGACCTATCCATGCGAAAGACGTAGGACTATCGTTAGCTAAACTAGTAACTCATTATAGGCTTGGGTACAAAGACAACTCCGCCCTGCTACAAACGAAAGGCAGACACTTATGTGACTTTACTGAGCAAGAGATTGTAGGTATGCGTAGATACAACAAGGAAGACGTGGACCAGTGCTACGGACTGCTGTTACGACTCATACCCCAGACCAAGCGCGACGAGGTGAAGCTTATAGACATGACAATTAGAGCACTCGTTGAGCCAACGTTCGACTGTGATGTGGACCTACTGAACAACACGTTAGTGGAAGAAGTTGAGAGAAAGCGTATGGCACTCCTAGAAGCCGCCAAACAGATGGACGTGTTTGAATTAGGCATGGACGACGACGAAGCGGTCGAAGCGGTACTAAAACTACTTTCATCGGCACCGAAGTTCGGTAAGTTCCTAGAGACATTAGGAATAGAAGTCCCTATGAAAACATCGGAGCGAACGGGTAAAGAGATACCGGCACTAGCTAAGACCGACGAAGACTTCATAGCTTTACAAGAACACCCTAACCCTTTGGTAGCTGTGGCCGCTAACGCAAGACTAGACGCCAAGAGTACAATACTACGTACACGAGTTCAAGCGTTCCTAGTCGCCGCCGGGGCACACCCACAGAACAAAGTACCTATCCCTTTGAAATACTATGGGGCAGATACAACGGGTAGATGGTCGGGGTGGGGATACAATCCACAAAACCTCCCACGTATTAACCCCTATGACCCTAAGTTATCCGATGCTTTACGAAACTCTCTTATAGCACCGCCAGGGTACAAGGTAGTTGTTGCTGACCTATCGGGTATTGAGTTGAGGGTTAACCACTTCTTGTGGAAGGTACCTTCAAGCATGGAGTTGTTCCAAGCTGACCCTGAGAACGCTGACCTCTACAAAGAGTTCGCCGCTACCTTATATAGTGTAGACGAGGGCGCTGTGACGAAACAACAGAGACAAGTAGGTAAAGTCGCCCACCTCGGGCTAGGTTTTGGAGCCGGACACATTACGTTCCAAAAGGTAGCGAAGCTTATGGGTGGAGTAAACATCGACCTACTAGAGTCTAAAGACATTGTAGATACGTGGCGAAGGGCTTACCCAGATATAACCCAAGCGTGGCGAAGATGTCACAACGTGCTACCTACTATTATGAGAGGGGCGCAAGGGGGTGCAGTAGACCCTTGGGGTATGGTGTATCCAACGCCGGAAGGACTTCAAACTCCGAAAGGTGTAATTCGTTACCCTAATCTGCGCACCGAAGTCAACGAGGAAACGGGACGAAGTGAGTTTATCTACGGAGAGGGACGTAACAAGGCTAGGATTTATGCCGGTAAGATTGTTGAGAACATTGTTCAACACCTCGCTAGGAATGTAATCGCTGATAACGCCTTGGATGTGCAGTCCGAGTTAGGACTCATACCCGCCTTGATGGTGCACGACGAACTAGTTTACGTTGTACCCGAAGATGAAGCACAAGATACACTCGATTCAGTACAACGCATAATGAGAACGCCTCCAACATGGTGGCCGGAACTACTTACGTGGAGCGAAGGAGACATAGCTGACACGTACGGCGCTGCAAAATAAACACTATTTGTTCCACAGTACCTGTAGTGTAGGGTACACTCTTTTAGAGGCTCGGGGGAGTAACCAATTAGAACATTGAGGAAAGAAATGGATTATTTAGAAAAATGTGAAGAAATGGCGGAAGATTATGCAGACCGCGTAGCAGTACAAGGCGTTGACTATGATGACGCGTTTGACTACTACCTTAACAAGTGCATAAAAGAACATAAGGATGAGGAACCGGATGAAATCGACTTTAACTAAACCGTGGAGTTACTCAGCGCTAACAGCGTTCGAGACGTGCCCACGTAGATACCAACTGACACGAGTAACTAAAGAGGCTCACGAGAAACAACACGAAGCATCGCTTTGGGGTAACAAAGTACACAAGCACCTCGAGGACTACGCCAACAAGAAAGCAAGACTACCGGCGGACTTACAAAAGTACGCTAAATACGTGGACAAGATATTCACGTACGAAGGCAAGCGTATCGTTGAGCAACGTATGGCTATCAACAACAACTTCAAGCCTACCAAGTGGATGGCGAAGGACGTATGGTGTAGAGGTATCGTTGACATCGGTGTCGTTGGTTCCAAGACAGCATACTTATTAGATTGGAAAACGGGCAAACATAAACCCGACTCCGACCAACTGAAGCTGTTCGCCGCACTAGCGTTCATATATTACCCTTGGGTGGAGAAGATAGTGTGCGGCTTCATTTGGCTTAAGGTAGGTAAGTTCGATAAGGAGACCTACACGCGTGAGGACATCACAGAGATATGGGCAGAGTTCTTGCCTAGAACTGAGCGCTTAGGTATTGCATTTGACACCGATAAGTGGCAAGCCAAACCGTCAGGACTGTGTCGCAATTGGTGCCCGGTCGGTAGTAAGCTATGTGAATTTTGTGGAGTATAGATTATGGGTATGACACCTGAAGGTAAAGTTAAAAAGAAAGTCAAAGAGTATTTAGTATCAATAGGTGCGTGGTACTACATGCCGGTTTCAAACGGCATGGGACGTTCGGGATGTCCCGACATCTTAGTATGTTACAAAGGTCGATTCATGGCTTTTGAAACTAAGGCACCGGGGAAGTTAAAGAACACGACTCCGAACCAAGACAGAGAGATTGCAGGTATCAATGCAGCCGAAGGTCTTGCTATCGTAGTTGACGACGTTGAACAAGTTAAGGAGGTAATAGATGCCAAAAACATCAGCTAAGTCGCTTAAAACCAAGGCGGCATACAACAAGAAACCAAGTGTACAAGCAAAACGAGTGTTGCAGAACAAAGCACGACGACACGCACTAGCTAAAGGTACAGTTAAAAAGGGAGACGGTAAAGACGTTGACCATAAGAAACCTTTAGCTAAGGGCGGTAGTGGTAACGACTCAAACACACGGGTGGTTAGTCAGAAGAAAAACAGAGGTTGGAGAAAAGACAAACCTGAAATGTATAAAAAAAGGAGTAAGTAAATGCAAGCAAATGATAGGCAAGTCAGCGGTACTCACTACCAGACTGATATCCAGCCTTGGGACTTTATAGTCGCAAACAAACTCGGTTACTTGGAGGGCAACATCATTAAGTATGTGTGTCGCTACAAAGAAAAGAACGGTATTGTAGACCTACATAAGGCACAGCACTATTTGTATAAGTTAATCGAGGGGTTGGAAAATGTTAGTATTGAAGAAAAAGAGGGCGCTAGTACTTAAGGTTAAAGATACCTCTAAGATATTAAGCGTCATATCGTCAGCTAAGACGATAACTGTAAAAGGGGAAACACTAGTAGCAGTGCCCCATAATATAGAAGAAACTAAAGTGCTACGAAACTTAGGTTTCGATGCGCCTGCACCGATAAGACACCACTATGATTGGCCGGGTAGGTTCAAGCCGTTTATGGCTCAACGGGAAGCGGCTGCTTTCTTATCTATGTATAAGCGAGCGTTCAACTTAAGTGAGTTAGGTACGGGTAAGTCACTAGCGTCGCTATGGGCGTACGACTATCTTAGAAGTGTAGGTGTACTAAACAAGGTACTAATAGTAGCCCCGCTTTCCACGTTGGAAAGGACATGGGCCGACGAGATATTCAACCACTTCACGCACTTAACGTGTGTGGTGGTTCACGGCACTAGAGCTAAGAGATTGAAACTGTTAGCGCAAGACGTAGATGTATATATTATTAACCATGATGGTGTTGCTATCGTAGAAGAAAGTCTACGCGCCAGACAAGACATAAATCTGGTCATCGTCGACGAGATTGCTCAGTGTGCTAGAAATGCGGCGACCGATAAGTGGAAGACAATAAACGCAGTAGTGAACAAGCACAAGGACAAAAGGTGGTGTTGGGGTATGACTGGAACGCCGACTCCTAACGCCCCAACTGACGCATGGGCGCAGTGCAAGCTTTTGGTTCCCGATAAGGTTCCGCTGTATTTCAACAGATTTAAGATGCAAGTCATGCGTCAGATAACTCAGTTTATATGGCAACCTAAACCCGACGCGCTAGATACGGTTAAAGAGGTTATGCAACCGTCAGTTAGATTCACTAGGGACGAGTGTGTAGACCTACCCCCTCTAATGTACGAGACCCGACAAGTGGCGTTAACCAAGGAACAGAATAAGGCCTACAATGAGATGCTTAATAGGTTACAGACCCAAGCAGACACGGGGGCTATTACTGCGGTTAACGAAGCGGTTAAGATGGCTAAGTTAATTCAAATAGCATGTGGTGTTGTGTATGCCGACGACGGTAGTGAAGTAACTATACCATCGAACCCAAGGATACAAGAAACAAAAGATATTATCAGCGCTGCTGAAGGTAAAGTAATTGTGTTCGTACCTTATGTATCGTCAGTCAAGATGGTGTCTAGGGAACTAGCTAAGCACTTCACAGTAGAAACTATTTACGGCGGAGTTAGTAAGAATGAGCGCGACCGTATATTTGGGGAGTTCCAAAAGGGTAAAGACTTAAAAGTTATTGTGGCACAACCTGCAGCGATGTCTCACGGACTTACCCTAACAGCGGCTAGTACTATCGTTTGGTACTCATGCGTAACATCGAACGAAACCTTCGAGCAAGCTAATGGTCGTATCAACAGACCGGGGCAGAAAATGAACAACTTTATTATCATGTTGGAAGGCACAAAAGTAGAACAACGTATGTACAAAAGGCTTAAGAACAAGCAGAAAATGCAAGGTGCTCTACTGGAAGAAATAAAAGCGCATAGAGGTAAACATATTGCTTGACACGCTAAAAGGTTTAGTGTATTCTTGTACTCTCTTGAACACATACGGAAGGACTTGAATACACATGAACTTACTTAGACCGGAAGAAGTTTCGGAAAAATTAGGAATTACGAAGGG